CCTTCTTGGCTTTATCTGTAATCTCCTTCCAGCCTGGGTGTTTATTCTCCAACTTATCTCTCCATTCTCCGACTTCTCCTACCCCTGGCATTGTAGATGGATCTGACCAATCTCTAGTCCAATCGGGATTATCTTCTCTCCACTGATCCCATTCCTTAATGCTCATTGCGACTTCTTTCTGTTCGCCTGTTTTTGTATTTACTACAGGATAGGTGGCCATTAATTGTCCTCCATGACTTTTGTTACCTTCTCGGCAGCCTCTTTTACGTTCTCAACTAAATCTTGAACAAGATCTCTTTCCCATCCAAGAGCTTCAGAAACAGTAGGAAACTGTGTAACAAATACATCTTTACAAGCATTTGCAATATCCATATGTTCCTTTTGAGTACCATTGGCAGTCCTCAATGAAATATAATGTATCCAAGAACGACATGAACCAGTCATGTAGATCCTAGTCGGTGTGGCTAAAGGTAGAACCATTCTGGCACATTCCTTTGCAACACCACACTCAAGCATTTGAGTATATAATGACTCACAAGAACTAAACAATGTTTTAGTCTGTCTTTCCAACTTATCTATAAGTTCTGGATCCAAGTCGTCTGTCGAGTTTTGACGATTCTTCGTATCCTGTCTCCTTAGAGCTGGTATTGGAATCTTACCTAATGCTGTACTATCAGCATATCTCTGACTGAATTCTTGGAAAGTAAAAGACCTGTGACGTAATATCTGTGCGGCAATGGCACGAGTAGTCTCAATCTCCAATGTCATAGAGGATTGTTCAAAAACTGACCAATGCTGATGATTGATACAATAATTTAAAAGTCCTGCAAATTTTTCATTGTCCTGATTATTAGGGTTAGATACTCTGGCAATGTATGCCATAGTCTTCTCCGCATCAGGAGTAACATTAACTAATTGTACATTCATAATTCTTCTATCTGGTCGCCATAAGTGACTTTTTCCTTTACATTGGATCGGATAGTATAAGAATCTGTATTTGAGTAAATCTCTGATTCCAGTGCATCTACAAGAGATCTTAGGTTCTTGTAAATTAGTTTTAATCTTTCTCTATCGGGTTGCATTTTAGACGTAATAATTGAAGTTGATTAAACACCTACGAAGTTCATCTGTGCATGATGTTCCAGCATGTTTCATATTAGAATCAAATACTAACATACGATTGGCTATACTGTCAACCTTTGTACCATCTTCAAATCGAGTGTAACCATTATTGGTATTCACATAATAAATCGAAGTGATAGCATCGTCGAAGTCAGTATGCAATTCATACTCTTCAATTTCAGGTGTTCTCATATTTAGATTAGCCTTAATCCTAGCAATTGCTGATGGATCTATCCTCTCTATAATAGGTGTGAGACCACCCCAGAATTGACTTCTAGGTTGATATTGATGATAGAAAATATGACAAAACTGGTACTTTCCATCTCCTGGCGTGTTTATGCCATCTGAAAAGTTCCAGTTCATCAGGTTATCATCCATCATCAGTTTACGAACGTTCTCGTATTCTTCAGGATTCAAAAAATCATCATAAACCTTCAGTTTCGATCTCATCTGCTTCCTTCAGTAGTTGTGACACATATTGTTCTGTGCCATCCATAGTCTTTACAGCAAATAAATTAGACTTCATATATCTCTTTGTCTTCTTATATTTTTTCATTAATCTCTTATACTCCTCAGCATTCATCTCCACTGTGCCTTGTTTGGCATCGCCACTGTACTTACTTCCAGCAACATTTCTACCATCTCCCATAGGAGAGGATCCTGAATATTCACCCATTTTTCTTCTTCTGTGGTTTTTTAGGTTTCTTCTCTGCCTCTGGTTTGATCATACTGTCTCTCCAGAGTTTAGGGTTCATCTGCCCTTCAGTCTGTGTCCACTTCTTCAAACCTTTCTTGTACTTGTCATAATAGTGGTCGAACATATCCACCTGTTTCTGACATATAGTAATGTCATAAGAAGTTTTATCTTCTTTCTTACCCTCGACCTCCACTTCCTTAACATACTCTACGAGATATGCTGTATAAGGAAGTTTCTTGTCTTGGGCTAGTTTAGGATCGCAATCTTCGTGAATGATTTTCAACTACGGTTCCCCCATGTGATTTCTGGCCATGCTAATGATACCAATTCCTTAGTGATACCATACTTGGTTCCCAATAACTTATCCTTTACAAGAATAAGAATCTCGGCCTCTGCTTGAGGAAGAGTCTCTAACAAATTGATAAAGATAGTTTCTCTCTTTATCTTATTGAGTTGGTCATCACCACCTTTCACAAAACGATAGAATTGATTACCACAATTGCGAAGAGTAGTTCTTGATGGAACTCCCTTACTTGGATCTGCCAATTCAGCAGTATCCACAGGTTGATAAGGAACAGTACCTTCTGGTAGTACAGAAACTACACTTGGATCAAAATTCCAAATCATTAACATTTTGAAAGAATCTTCTCCATGAGTACGGAGTAGATCAACCTTCTTGGTCTTAACTCTCTCAGAATCAACAGCTTCTAATAGTTCATGCACCAAAGGATTAGGTGGCAGTTCTTTCTTTTTAACTGTCACCGTCCTTGGTTTAGTCACGGTTTTTTTAGTTGCTGTAGTTTTGCGAGTACTAGGTTTCTTCCTAGTTGACGTAGTTTTACTCCTCGTCGTCTTCTTCGCTGTTGTCATCGTTGTTTTCAAACCTCACGGCTACAATTTCATCGGGAAGTACGTTCCCATTCTCGTCAAACATCTCTGGGTGGGTATAAACCGCCTGTTGTTGTAATCCGAGATAATTATTTTGTTGGGCTAACCAGCCAATTATACCACCAATCATCAGAAATGTCACGCATAACATGGTCATTACAACAAGAATTGAAGCTTCCATTGGTTTTCTCCCAAGATTAATTACTGGTTTTGTCTTTAATGTCGAATGATAGACTAAATTCTTTACCGAATAGAGTAAATCTTAAATCGAATAGATTTTTAGTTAATGGTTTCGGTTTGGGGTCTCCTTTTAGTAACAGTTCAACGCCCTTATTTATATCCATATCTGGAGGTAACATATTAGATTATCCTATGTTCTTTTAGATATTTTAAGGTTTGATTAGCATCTCCTAGATGTTTGTCATTAAAGATGATTTGAGGTAGGGCAAGAGTGTTTGGAAACTTTTCCTCAAATTCTTCTGCAGTATAATCAACATCAAGTTCTTTATACTCATAATCTTTTCCCAATAACTCAAGAACGGTTTTGATCTTAAAGCACATAGGGCAATCCTCTTTTCCGTAGATAGTAAACATAACTCTAATACTTAATTACTTCTATTGATGGCCATTGATGCTTAAAAACTAAAAGTGCTGAAAGAGAATCCTCATTAAAACATACAGTGAGATAAACCTCATGTTTCCTGTCATCCAGACTCCTTTTAGGATCCTCATCGCCTATAAAAAGAACCCGACCTTCGGTGTAGGAACCATCAATGCCATCGGGTACTTTTACTATTGAATTTTCACGGACTTTTCGCGTTTTCGCAGTATCTAAGAAAACACTCTTCAATTCCTCTGGTGTCTTTTTTACCCTGCGATACCCAGATTTGGCAAAATTCATAGAGGAACCTGACATGATCTAAATCATTATAAAGTTTAAGTGCTAAAAAAGATTCTTGACGTATTTTCATACGTTCTTCACTGTATCTCCAATCATCCATTGATCGAATTCCAATCATTTTGGAATAATTCTAGTCCTTTATCAGTCAAAATATGACTATACATTTTGTCAAAAATTGCAGGAGGCATAGTTACCACTTCAGCTCCTACTGCAAAACACTTGGCAACATCAGCAACATTCCTCAAGGATGCAGCCAATACTTGAGTACGTGACAAGTGTTCTTTATATAGAGATGAAATATCCTTAACCAATCCCACACCATCGAATGAGTTATCATCAACCCTACCCACAAATGGAGAAACATAAGTGGCATCTGCTTTTGCAGCAAGAACTGCCTGTGCGACTGAGAAACATAATGTTACATTGACGGTAAATCCATCAGTTGTTAACATCTTACAAGCTTTCAATCCTTCTTGAGTCAATGGTACTTTAATAGTAACATTACCAAGACCTTTAAATGCCTGTGCCTGTTCCATCATCTCAGGAGCAGTCTCTGCGACTACCTCTGCGGATATGGATTCAAAATAAGGAAACTCTCCAGAGATCTTTTTAATAGTCTCTACTGGATCTCCACCACTTTTAAGTATAAGTGTGGGGTTTGTTGTAACGCCATCAATAAGACCTGTCTGAACACGTTCATTAATAAGGTCAAAATCGGCGGTATCAAGGAAGATTTTCATCGTGTTTCTTAATTTTTTTGTTTTGTTTTTTAATTAACTTTGCATACATTACGTCTGAATCCGTCCAATACTGTGGATTCTTCTTTGCTTGTTTAATTAGCCTTTTCGCTGTCTTTCTAAGGTCTTTCCTCTGTAACTCGTCCTGCACCCTGCAACTTCTCCGTTTTCTTGTGAACCTTAGTATTTAACATTGGAGATAGGTAGAAATACGATCTCTCCTGAAAAGGCATAGATTCTCTTAACTTTCTAACCACTAAAAGTTGTTTTTCTAGTAGATTCATTTCATCGGGCCCTGATTGTGGAACCCTCTTATCCTCAAATCCTTCGTGACATATTCTATCACAGTTTCTCTAATTTCCATCAATTCATTATAACATTTTTGATTATGAGCACATGATCTGAGTTCATTATCTGGTTTATAAAGAGTTTCAAGGAATAGAGACAGTGCTCTATCATGTTTTTCTTCTTTAGATTCTTTGGTATCTACAGATGCTTGATCTTTCATGGGGTTTTCGTGGGTTTTTCAGTACAGTATTTCTCTGCACCTGTAACCAATGCAATCTGTTCAATATTCATCCACTGTTTTTCCATCTCTTGTGCAAGGTACATAATCTTTTTATCATGTATCTCATCAGATTCTAAAAGATGCGTAATAGTGGCAGTCAGAGTTTGTCTGTTACCATCAGGATCCTTTAGATAGATTGAATAACTGGTTCGGAATTTCCTAACCAAATGAATTCTTAGAGCAGCATACAAAAATAGGTTACTAAGAACGATTAGAAACCAAGTCATGAACCTCGTCTCCAATTATTAATTTTAGATTTAATGGATCCCCAAAGGAGATTAATAAATCCTCTGAGACTATCACCTTCAATCTCTTCAAACATCTTCATGTTTAACTTGAAGGCAATATTTGCCTCATCGACGATTGCATCTTTCTGAGATTCATCAATAGGTAGATTATCCATTGCGGCACGGTATTTAGTCTTAAATTCCTTACCATCTGGAATCTCATCAAATTCATAAAAAGCAAGACCCCCATCTTTAAGATTAAGAGCCTTCTGTGCAATATTTTTAAGAATTTGTCCACCAGACAAGTCACCAAGGTAACGTGTATAGTGATGTCCCACTAATAATTCTGGATCAACTTCCCTAATACGATTAATGTAATTCTGGCATCCGTCTGTTGGAGTGATAACATCCCTCCACATAGGGCCATAGAAATATTCACAATCCTTTGCTAAGGAAGGAGTACGTCTTAATTCATTAAACGCTATAGGAGAAAGTACAGGGTTATCTTTATTCTTGGCAACTTCTTCTTCCAGTGCTCTATACACGAAATAGAAATTAGCAATTAACCCCCTATAACTCTCTTCATTAACCATACCTGCAAGGAAATTCTTAACGAATCCCGTATTCTCAGCCATAGTATGAGAGGCCTTTGTACCTTCTTTAATCTGTTTTGAGAAGTTCATGTGACTATTTTACTGTATCTTGATCCTTTTGTCCAGCGGGGTGGAAAGAATATTCATTATTCCACTTAAATGCGGTATTGTTCAATTCCTGTTTTTTAGGTTCAGGAATCAGTTTATTTAGAGCCTTTATGATAAGACCCTTAATCTTCCTTATCATTAAACCTTACTCCCTCACAATCAGATTTAGAACAGTAATAACGTCCATCCTTGTCTGTTGATTTGGTCAAATATTCACACTCTGATGTCCATTCATCCATTGCCTCCCTGACAATAGATTTTATCTCATCTCTCCACATCTCACGATACTTTTCATATCGTTCCCTTCTCTTCTCTTTGATCTTTTTAAAGTTAAACATTGCTCTCCTTTAAGTAATCGACAAATAAAATACCGTCTAGATGATCCACTTCATGTTGAACTACTCTCGC